TGTTACATACATTCGGATGGAAGAATATCTGCAGATTGTTGGAATTTGATTAAGTGTGTCCTGAATGGATATGATGTCAACAGTACAAAAGTTGGATATTATCAGAAAGATTTGAGTAACACCGGAGATGTTGATGGAAAGACATTGGTTGGGATGTGTTCAGATGTTTCCACGGATTTTTCCCGGTTGAAAAATGGAGAGCCGAGATTTCTATACATGAAGGGAACAAAAGTAGATCATGCCGGTGCCTTTATCGGTGAGAGAAATATCGGTGGAAAAATCTACAATGTAATTGAGGTGACATCAAGTTGGGAAAGAAAGATATTGTATTCCTATGTTGATCCGGAGGGATGGAGAAGGCATTACAAGGGTGCTGAAAAGAATGGAAGATGGACGAAACATGGGAAAATGACGAAGTGGTTGGATTATACCAATACGGAGCCTGTTGCACCGGTCCAACCTTCCAAGAACCTTGACGAAGTAGCCTTACAGGTATATAAAGGAAAGTATGGTAATAATCCACAGAGAAAACAAAAGCTCAAAGCAGAAGGATATACAGATGCGGAGATTAAGACCATTCAGAAAAAGGTGGATGAACTGGCAAAGGCAAACACTACGGTTCCGAAGGATGACTGTGGCATATATTACACAGTAAAATCCGGAGATACATTGACAGCCATTGCAAGACGGAATGGAACCACAGTTTTGAAGATCTTGCAGATGAATCCGGGAATCAAAGATCCGAACAAAATCTATGTAGGGCAGAAGATTCGTGTGAAGTAGTTTGCCCACAGATTGCCCAATACAAATTGAATAAGCGAGAATATGACTGTATTTGAGCAATATAGACCATTGTTCGACTCCCGTCTACTCCATGAAAAGATTAAGCCTTGAAATCAGCGGTTTCTTAACAGAAATCAATGGTTCCAAGGCTTTTTTCTTTTGCATATTATTTCTCTAAAAAAATAATTATTTCGTTAAAAATATAAAAATATTGCCCACAGATTGCCCATGTTTTGTGTAAAAAAATTACACATTCAATAAACCGGAGACGGAATCAGCCATTTTCTGCTTGGCTGCATCCATGTTCATGGCATGTTGGTACACAGATTTCATGACTCGGTCCGTTGTCCAGCCTCCGGCCTCCAGGATCTGTTTGTCGGAGAATCCAAGTTCATGCATGTAGGATGCAAAGAAGTGGCGGAGCTTGTGCAGGGAAAAGTGCGGAAGGCCAAGAAGCTGTTCCACTCGAATGAGTTCCTTGTAGATCATGTTCGGAGCTCCGTTGAATACAAATCCCTGCTTGGCGATCAGATCGCAAAGATAATCCGGCAGCAGGACCGTTCTTGTGGAGCCGGCGGTCTTGGTGGTCTTTACAATCCATTCCTTCTGTTCATTCTGAACGAGTGCCTTGTTCACAGTGCACACATTCCCTTGAATATCATTCACAGTAAGAGCGCAGACTTCGCTTCTCCGGAGTCCGAGGACTGCCAAGAGTATCGGCACTTCGTATTTTGTACCTTTTATGGTACATAATATCTGTTTTATATCGTCAATAGTAGGAATGTAATCGTCTTTAGGCTCTGCCTGTGGCAATTGAGGACTTTTAATCTCTCCGCCATAGAATTTGATTACTCCGACCAAAAATCCGCTGAAGTTCTTTGTAGACTTCGGAGAATGGTTCCGGGCATACCGGTTCACTTCGGCCTGAAGAATGGGAAGGTTCAAATCACACACAGGAGTGTGCATAAATCGTTCACTGACAGCTTTAAGAATGGAATGGTAGGATTTAATCGTTGTAGGGGATAAAATGCTCTCTTTGGACTCAATATAGCCTTCAGCTGCATCCATGAAAGACTGATTGGTGGAATAGGACCGGAATTTGTGCTCCAAGAGTTCCCTGGCTTCGACTTTAGTCGGCTTGTGGTCCACAGTGATCCGCACTCGGTTCCGGTTCCGCATTTCGGAAATTCGGTATTTGCCTGATTTGAGCTTTTCAATTGTCATAAGGCCTCCTTATCCGATCTTAGACAAGCCGGAAGATTCTTTTTTCCTTGTAATGCCAAGGACTGCACATGTTGCAGTTTTTATTTCTTCTGAAGAAGAACGGTATGCATTTAACAGAGTAATTTCTTCAAAAGATAATGAATCTGGAACAATGGCAGCAGGTTCATACTTAGGAACATCAAAACCCATAAGCCATAATGGATTTACCTGAAGAACAGAGGCCAGCTTTCCGCTGCTAATATTGGAAGGAGAATGGCTTCCGTTAATATACTGGCTGATGGATGCTTTGCTTACTCCGGATGCATTTGCAAGTTCTTCCTGTTTCATTCGGCATGTGTTTAATGCTTCTTTTAATCTTTGAGCTGTAATTGCATTTTTCATAGGCTTTTATCTCCTTGTGTATTCTGCATTATAGCATATTGATTAAAAGAAATAAACAAAAAGTTAAAAAGAATTTAACAAAACATATTGACGGAGAAGTTAAACGGTGTTAAACTCAAACCAGGTTTTCGGAAAGGAGGGAGACAGATGGACAGCAAATGCATTTATGAATATGCCAAGCTAAGAGGCAGAATCATTGAGAAATTCGGAACTTTATATGCCTTCGCAGAAAAGATCGGGATTTCTAATGTTGGTATGAGTAAAAAGCTCAATGGAAAGATCGGATTCTCGCAGCAAGACATTGAAGAATGGGCGAAAGAGCTGGAAATTCCAAAGGCCGAGTACATTGATTATTTTTTTACTTAAAAAGTTAAACGAAGTTTAACACAGGAGGGGCTGATGAACGATCTTAAAATTTTCCAAAATGAAGAGTTCGAAGAGGTTCGGACAATACAAATTGACGGTGAACCTTGGTTTGTGGGCAAGGATGTTGCCAAAAATCTTGGTTACAAGGACACATCGGATGCACTGAAGAGCCATGTGGACGATGAGGACAAGCTGACTCGGTGTTTTACCGACTCAGGTCAGAGCAGAGAAATGTACATCATAAATGAGAGCGGTCTCTACTCACTGACTCTTTCAAGCAAGCTGGAATCGGCAAGGAAGTTCAAACGATGGATTACCCATGAGGTAATTCCGGAGATCAGAAGGTCAGGAACTTATCATTTGCCACAGACATACCAGGAAGCATTGAGAGCATTGGCCGACAAGGTGGAGCAGAACGAGAAGCTGGCAGCAGAAAACGCAAAGCTGCTTCCGAAGGCAGAGTTCTTTGATGCGGTTACAGATTCCAAGACTGCAATCTCCATTGGAGAAGTGGCAAAGGTTTTGGACATGGGAATCGGTCAGAACAAATTATTTGCCTTTTTGAGAGACCGGAAGATCTTAGACAGGCAGAACATTCCTTATCAGGAATACATCGACAGAGGATATTTCCGGACGGTAGAGCAGAAGTACGATGTGCGAGGAGAGGTTCGCATAAGCATTAAGACATTGGTGTTCCAAAAGGGCATTGATTACATCAGGAGACTATTACAGAAGGAGGAATAAGAAATGGCTGGAACAGAAAAATTAGTTGAAGGATATATGAATGTGTGCAGAGAACTGATTGAGGCTAAGGAGGAGATCTTCAGAATGCAGGGAATGATTTCTGCATTGGTTGACAGAATCGAAGCCCAGGAAATCGGAGAGGCTGAAAGTGATTACAACGACAGAAAAGATGTCGAGAGAGTTGATATTCGGGTAAGGGATCTTAAACCAATCCTGGGAATGAAGCCGGAGATCTGCGAAAGAGCAGAAGCAATCCTGCAAGAGAGAGAGGCCAAGAATGGCAAGTGAGGTCGTTGCAGGTTTGGAGCTCCTGAAAGAAGTATTTGAATCCCAATTGCAGGAGTTGGACCGGTGCAACGAGAAAGCAAGAGAGCTGGAAGCAGAGATCGAAGAGATTGATTCCATGATTGGGAATCTGAACGAGTTGAATAATCGGAGGCAGAGAGAATATGAAAAAGGGTTACGAGCTAATAAGAGAATGCGCAACAGAGAACTCAGGAAAAGAATCTTTTTTGGATTACGCATGGAGCCTGTTGGTGCCGGTGGCAATCCTCGCATGGAGCATCCTGGGTGCGATCATATAGGGAGGCTGATATGGGAAGAAGAACGGTAGAAGATACGGCAACAAAGGTCAGAAGGTTCAATGATTGGATTCGGGGAGAACTGAAACGGCAGAAGAAGAACCAAACAGAGCTGGCCTACTATATCGGAACAGACCAATCCGGACTGTCACTGCGAATGAACGAAAAGCGGACATGGACTTTGAAAGAGTATTTCAATGTGCTGGAGTTCTTCGGAAAGAGTGCTGAAGATGCGGAATGGTAAAAGAAAAAGCATCCGCTGCTTCGACAGATGCTTAATCAGGGCTGATGAACAATAGAATTGTTTCATCACTACATATAGTACATCAAATCGAGCCAAAATACAATACCTGCAACACAAGTTTTTCTTTTTTGGTTCATTAGGATATTAAAGTTATGACATGGAGGTAAAAACGACAATTGTACACAAGGACCATTTTGGAGGGTTCGGGGTATCAGTTTATCAAGAACAGTTATTCATCCAAAAGTGGTGCACCGGGGATCGGAAGGCAGAAGAAGCGAAAACGGACTCCGGAGGATATGGAGAGGCAGAACCGATCCAACAGAGCAAGACATGTTCAATTGTTAATCCTCGGAAACTTCAAGGAAGGCTGGCACATCACATTGACCTATGCCAAGGATAAGAGGCCGCAGACTCCGGAAGAGGCAAAGCAGAATTTGCAGAAGTTCCACAGGAGAATGAAAACGAAGTTCAAGAAGGCAGGTTTCGAATACAAATGGCTGGCAGTCACCGAGATCGGCTCCAAGGGAGCAGTTCATCATCACTTAATCTTAGAGGATATTCACACCGAGGATTTCACAACACAGAAGGCAGTATCGGAGTGCTGGGCATATCAGACTTACTTCTCCATGCTTTACGAAGAAGGCAGCTATGAAGAGCTTGGAGAATACCTGGCAAAGAAAGAGACCAAAGAGGATATTCCGGGATGTAAGGTGAGCCATTCAAGGAATTTGGAATTGCCGAAGAGACAAAAGAAAAGGATGCGAAGTAAGACATGGATGCTTGATCCGAAGATACCACAAGGGTG